TACGTGAAGGTGACGGCATCTTGACTAACATCGTCATCGCCAACGGGCCGGGTAAGCTGGACAACGGCAGTAATGTCGTGCTGTTTCCGTCGCGCTGGGATTCCAACGTCGGGGCGAAACGATTGTTCTGCTTCTATCCGTACGAGTTGGGTCTGCTCAGTTCGCTGCTCAAACGAGAGATGCTGGACGCTCATGTGGAGTTGTTAGACGGCAACCTGTACGGGTGGGACGGCGACCGCTACATTGCCGAGCTTGCCAAGCGCAAGCCGGACGTGCTGATCTGTGAACTCTCCGCGCTGACGTATGGCACGATGACGCGGGTCATGCAAGTGGTCAAGGCGGGGGATAACATCCTGTGTGGGCCGATGGCGGCTGCAACTTATCCTGAGCGGAGTGACCGCGTTCGCGACGGTTGGACTACCGTTATCTCAGGTGAGTACGAAGCAAAGGTTCTGGCCTACTTACAAGATGAAGATGAACCCTCCGGCTACATTGACCTGGACTGGCTGCCGTGGCCGGAGGATGAGGACGTACCGCGCATCGCCTACCAGGAGATCAACCACTATCGACCCGGCATCGTGCAGATGTACCCGACGCGCGGCTGCCCGCTGGCGTGCAGTTTTTGTGTGGTTCCGACGTACTACGGCGGGCATGGACACAGCCACAAGTCGCACCGCACGCGTGACGTGGAAAACGTCTGTGACGAGATCGAATATCTTGCCGCCAAATACCCGGCGTTTTCGGGCGCGTTTTTTAACGAGGAGGCTCACTCTGCCAATCCAGAATGGCTTGCTTTGTTTTGCGAGACATTGATACGTCGCGGGCTGAATAAATATATGTATGACGCTATGTGCGGGATGTGGTCATTCACGCCTGAACTCGTGAAATTATGTGCGGCGGCTGGTTATCGGCAAATTCGTTTTGGTGTGGAAAGCACTTCGGCATCAGTTGGCAAGGCCATCAAAAAAACCATTCACAAGGACAAGACTGATATATTTTTGGGATGGCTCAAGGACGCTGGCATTGGGGCATATATCACTCTGCAAGTGGGAGCGATGGGTAGCACGGAACAAAGCGACCTTGCCACTATAGCAGATGCAAAGGACTGGATACGGCGAGGGCTTGTCCAAAAATGGCAACTTTCAACTAGCACCCCGCAAGTTTCTACTCCTTTTTGGGATTTATGCAAAAAGAATGGTTGGCTCATAACAGAGAACCTGGAGGACTTCGATGGGTATCGGGCCACAGTGAATTTTCCAGACTACCCGGCAGAACGTATACAGCACGTCAGAGATACGTGCGGATTATGACTACATCTTTTATCGCGCCCCGTCAAAAGTTATTCGGCCACCTAGACCGCTTGCAGGAGTTGCGAGCCACGGGCAAGACAACCGCGCCGGTCAACGTGGAGATCGACTTGTCGAATCGCTGTAGTCTTGGCTGCCAATGGTGCCACTTCGCGTACACGCACACGCGCGGACCGTTGGCGGGCCATGTCAAGCCGGAGGGTGCGGTATCCGGCGGCGACTTGATGGACTACGACCTAGCGACTAGCATCCTCGACCAACTAGACGCCGCCGAAGTGCGGTCAGTGGTGTGGGCGGGTGGCGGGGAGCCGACTCTACACCCGCGCTTTGACGACGTGATTACCTACTGCAACCTGGACCAGGGCCTCTACACTCACGGCGGCCACATCGATGATAAGCGGGCGGCGCTACTAAAACGGCGGTTGACTTGGGCCTATGTGAGCTTAGACGAGTGCGACGCAGTGGCATACCAAACCAGCAAGGGCGTAGACCGCTTTGATGCCGTGTTGACTAACATTGCTCGGCTCGTGGCGGCGGACGGTCCCGCCACCATCGGCGTGGGCTGCCTGTTGCACGTGGGCAACTGGCAAAACATCCATCGCATGGTGCGGCTGGGCCGTGAGTTGGGCGTAGACTATGTGCAGTTTCGGCCCGTCATTGAATACGACATGACCGCGCCTGGCAGCATTGATGGCGATGTCGATTGGATAGATTCAGCGATTGGACACTTGGGCGCCTACCGCGACGACCCGTTTGTCATGGCGGATGTGGAGCGGTTCAAGCGGTATCGACAGTGGGCTGGGCATGGTTACCAGACGTGTTACTGGTCGGCGATGCAAACCGTCATCACGCCGAACGGCAAGGTATGGCGTTGCATCAACAAACGGGAGCATGGAGACGCTTGTCTTGGCGATTTGACCATTGATACCTTTGCGGACATTTGGAAGCGTACGGGCGGCTCCTGTGCTGTGGACGGGCATTGTAGAGTTGCTTGCCGCGGCGACCAAAGCAACCTGGCTCTAGAACCGATTATGGCGGACTATCTGCATCCGAACTTTGTCTAGGAGGTATCATGCCGCGCAGCAATGTTGAGATCGACACCACGCGAATGGACAGAATCATCCGCAACCTAGACGGCAACGTAGCGGACAACGTGCGCGCCATCGCGTTCAACATCGAGGGCAAGTCGAAGGTCAACGCGCCGATTGACACGGGCGCATTGCGGGCGAGCCACTACACCAACACGTATGACGGCGCAAAGCAGAACGGAAGCAGCACGTCCGAGGCACAGATCGCCAATACGGTGAGCGGCATGAATGAGGCTGAGTTTGTGCCGCTTCCCCAACCGGCAAACGACCACGAGGCGTATGTAGGACCAAGCGTCAACTACGCCATTGACGTGCATTACGGGACAACGCGCATGACGGGTCGGGCGTTTCTGGCGGACGCCGTGGCCGCCGCTGAGAACGAACTAGAGGCCGCGGGGAGGCGGATTTGCACGGATGGACGATGAACAACCTTTGACGTTAGCGGAAGCGATTCGAAACTTACGTGACGCATGGAACGCTATTTTCGTTAGGCCGTTATTGCCTGTGCTCACGCGTGTGCTTGACTGGCTCACTAAAATGATCGAACGGATAGAATCATGGCTACCGACTTCCAGGCCATAGGGTCGGCGCTCTACAGCGCGCTGGGCGGGACGGCGGGCACGGCATTCTATGGACTCGCGCCGCAGGGACAAGCCCCGCCCTATGTCACGCTCCAGCGGCAAAGCGCCAATGACGAATATACGTTCGACGGCAACGGCGTGAGCGCCGACTACCTGGTGACGGCAATCTCCAATCGCGAATGGCCGGGCGCGGAAGCTTACCCGCGCTACGCCACGGCGCACGCGCTCTTGCAGGGCACGCAGTTGGCGGTCACGGGCTACCAGGCGTTGCGCTGCCAACGGACCAACACGGTCGAGTATCGCGACCAACAGGGCTATTGGCACGTCGGCGGCGTGTACCGCATAGACATCTGGGCAACGTAGGAGTAAGATAGCAGTACAACCGAATAGCAGGCGTAGTTGAGACGCATTTTCCGGGCGCATGGGCGCAGGGAAAATGCGTCTTTTCCTTTATTGAGTTAGGGGGCGAACGATGGGTGCGCAAAGCGGGACGGCAGGCAGTGTGGTGTACATGACCGGCGGCACAACGCTGGTCAACGAGATTGCGGAATGGTCGCTCGACCTGAGTATGTCGCCGGTAGAGACGACGGCGTTCGGCGACCAATGGGCGGACTATGTGCCGAGCATCCGCACGGCAACGGGCAGTTTTAGCGGTAACTGGGACGGCACGGCGGCGGCTCAATCATCGTTGGAGACGGCCATGCTGGGTGGGGTAGCGGTGGCCTTGCGATTGTATGTGGCGGGCACGACCTATTACAACGTGCCGACCGCCTATCTTACCGGGCAGAGCAACGGTGTTTCGCAAACAGGCAAGGCGGATGTCTCCTGGGACTTCCAGGCCGCCGCTGCCGTCACACGAGTAGGATAAGCACATGCCAAACAAGGCGAGAGTAAGCGCGCAGGCGTTTTTGGCCGCAATTCAGGGCAAGACGCAAGACTTTGAATTAGACGGCGTGGGCGTGGTGGGCATCCGCAGCCTGACCACGCCGGAGGCCGAACAGTTGACGGCGCTTCAGGGCGAGGGCACGAGCGCCATGCTGTTCAAGGCGATTGACCTGGGGTTAACCGATCCGGTCCTGTCGCCGGAAGAACTGGCGCAACTGCATACGGCGTTGCCGGGGCCGGTGATGAAACTGGCCGCGGCCATCATGCGACTCTCCGGTATGGCGGATGAGGCGGCGACACTGGAGGGGGAAGCTGGCGGTGGTTCCTAGCCCGGCCCGACGATGGAACCCCTAATCTACTGCCGACTCGCAATTACTTTACCTTCGAGTTGGCGGAATCGTTGGGCAAGACCGTGCGCGAATTGCTGACCGGCCAACCGGGATCGCTGACCAATCTGGAATGGTATCTGTGGACGCGGTTCCGCACGGCGCAGGCGCGCCTCCAACAACAGCAGAGAAAGCGTAAGTAATGGCCGCCGGGACTCAAGTTGCCAGCCTTTTCGCCAAGATTAGCGCGGACGCCAGTCAGTTCAATCGTGAGTTAGGCGAGGCGAAGCGCGACCTGAACGCGTTTGACAAAGGCAGCGCGGCGCTAGGAACCGGCCTTAAAATCGCCGCGGGCGTGGGCATCGCTGCCATTGGCGGCATTACCGCTGGCTTCGGCATGGCAATCAAGGCCGCTGGCAGCCTCGAACAGCAATCAGCCAACATCAGCGCCGTCTTTGGCAGCATGGCCCCGCCAGTCAAGGAAGTCAAGGACTTAATCTCTAAACTGTCGCTTGACCCGACGCTAGTCGTTGGCGTGGAGGATGCCGGGGCTGGTCTGGAAATGCTGGCTAAGAACGGCCTGACCTGGGAGCAAATTTCAGGAGGTGCGGCGCGCTCTACTATCCTGCTTGCCAACGCGACGGGGACGGACCTAGCGACCAGCGCTGACATTGCGACCAATGCCATGTCCATCTTTGGATTGGGCGTGGAGGACTTAGACGGCGTGGTGTCTACGTTCGTCAACTCCGCTAACGCCTCACAGTTTGGCGTAGAGGACTTTGGCTATGCGCTGGCCAACGCCGGTCCCACAGCGGCTCAGTTTGGCATCAAGATGGAGGATTTGTTCGCCGCCATGACCATGACTAGTGGGTCATTCTCCAGTGGAATGCAGATGGGTACGTCATGGGGTTGGATGATCAAGGGGCTAGTCCCGAACACCGACAAAGCTCAAGACGCCATGAAAGAATTAGGCCTTATCACGGCGGAGGGGGCCAATCAGTTCTTTAATGCAGACGGTACAGGCAAGAGCCTGAGTGAAATTCTCAAGTTGTTGCAGGGGTCTTTTGGCAAACTGTCGGTTGAACAGCAAATGGCCTATTCGCGCACCATCTTCGGCAGTGAGGCGTTTGGGGCTTTGTCAAGCGCCATCAACCTGAACTTGGACGAACTAGGCGCGTTCATTCCGACTATGAAAGACTTTTCAGCGGTAGAGGCGGGGGCCAAGACGCGTACCAACACGTTCGAGGCAGCCATGTCTGCGATGGGCGATACCATCCACAGCCTGAATATGCAGATCGGCGATAAGTTCCTGCCGATTGTAACAAAGATGGCGCGCGGATTCACTGAATTTATGTCAAGCAAGGGGGCGCGCATCGTTGACTGGTTTGAGTTGCTAGCTTTCAACATCCAACGGTTTGTAGACAATATTGTGGCGTCATGGGCAAGCGGTGACCCGCTGGCGGCGCTATTCGACTCCTTTAGAGCGCTTTGGAATCTCATTCTGACCGGAGATTTTCAGGGGGGTATCTTCGGCCAGACCGAAGATAGTCCAATCATTGGGTTTTTCCTCAGGTTGCATGAAATTCTGAACACGACCGTGCTGGGCGTCATCAAGGTGAAGGACGTTTTCATTGCGCTGGGGGTCGTGTTGGCGGCGATGGCGGTCGGCGCGATTGTCACCTGGATTGCAGCCATGTGGCCTGCCATCGCAGTATTCGCGGCGATAGTGCTGGCGGTCGCGGCGTTTCGCCTGGCTTGGGAAACGGACTTCGGCGGCATCCGAGAAAAGACGGCGGCGGTGTTTGACTGGCTCCAGGCGCGGTTTGGCCCGTTGGTTGAAGCGATTCGTAAGTTTGGCGGTGAGGCACTCAGTGAGATTGCCGCCTGGGTGATGGGCACGGGGACTGAGTTTTCCGCACTGTCCGCGATTTGGGAACAGGTCAAGGTAACGTTTGGCGCAATCTGGACGGATATTCAGGGCGTACTCAATTCGTGGGGTGCGAAGATAAAAGAGTGGGCCGGTATCGCGTGGGACTGGCTAGGCGTCAATTTCCCCCAGACTGCCGAGGCGCTTAAGCAGGCATGGGAAGGTATCAAGACGGCCTGGCAGGGGCTTTGGAATGTACTCAAGCCGTTGATTGATAAAGGCAGGGAATGGTTCGACAATCTGGTGAACGGGTGGAAATCCGGCAGTATGGATATGAGCGGGTCGATTGACAAGGCCAAGACCATCATCGACCTGGCGTTCTCTACGATTGTAACCCTGGTGGGAACTGCCATCGCCAATATCATTGATATCGTTAAGCTCATTACGCAGTTGGTAAGTGGTGACTGGAAGGGTGCATGGCAGACGGCCCAAGATATTTTCTGGCGCACGTGGGACGCGATTCGCACGATTTTCGTGAATGTTATCGCCACGATTGACCGTCTGTTCGGCACGTCGTTGGGTGAATGGAAGGGCGATTGGCAGACGGCATGGACGGCCATCAAGGGGGCCGTAAGTGGCGCAATAAATGCGATTGGCGCTTTCCTTGCGCCCACTCTAACGGCGTGGGGTGACAAACTCAAGGAATGGGCAGGGGTGGCTTGGGCTGCTTTTGCGGAACGATTCCCACAGGCGGCGGGTGCGCTCACGACGGCTTGGGAAAACATCAAGGCGGCGGGGCAAGAGTTGTGGGACGCACTCAAATCGGGGTTCGAGGGATTCTCTCAATTGGTGACAGAATGGAACAGCGACACCAACAACATGAGCACGGCCATCCGAGTAGCCAAAGCAATTATTGATCTGGCACTCTCGGCTATCGTGACCTTGTTCGGGACGGCAATTGCCAACATCATTAGGACAGTCAAGCTGATCGTACAGGTGATTAACGGTGATTGGAAAGGCGCGTGGCAGACAGCCAAAGACATTATGTCTAGCACCGGGGCGGCCATCCTGACGATCATAAACAATCTAATAGACGCCATTGACCGGATATTCGGCACGGACCTGCGCCAGTTGGCGACGGACATGGTCAACTGGGGGCGAGATATAGTTCAGGGGCTTTGGAACGGCATCACGCAAAAGTGGGGCGAGTTTACGCGCTGGTTTCAGGCCAGCTGGCAAGACCTCAAAAACGGGTGGCAAAGTTTCTGGGGACAACACTCGCCGTCACAATGGTTTTCGGACATGGGGTCCGGCTGGATGGAAGGATTGTCTGACGGCGTGCAAGCCGGCATCGGCGGCGTTACGTCTGTCATCGACACGCTCAACCAACTGGTTAGCGACGGCATGATCAAGTCGTTTACGGTGTTCGAGGACAACTCCTACAAGATTTTGCAACTGAGCGGCAACATCACGAAGGGCGTCATCGAAAACGGCAAGCTAATGATGACGGGCTGGGAGAAGGCCGCGGCGGCGGTCAAGTCGCCGGTGGGCGGCAAGGCAGCG